GATTGCCGGCATTGTCCGTCCAGCACCACAAGGGAGGATTGGTAGTGGATACCTTAGAAAGAAACGAACTTCCTCCCATTGTAACGATACTCATTTTGGGAACAACCAAGCCGGAATACCACGGACCGCTATTGGTCACGCTCACACCGTCCTTTCCCGGTGTTCCCGGTGTTCCCGTATCACCTTTAGAAGCAATCTCCAGCCAATCGCCGTTAGATCCCGGTGCAGCAGACGAACCATCCTCATTGATACACGCCCACATGCTTCCCTTATAAGACAAGCTGTCGTAGTAATCGTAATGTACGCCAGGTATATAGCCTTCCTCACGGAAATTCAAAGTCTGTACAGGTGTTCCGTCCGGCTTTATCTGCTTAATAATACCTGTCATATATATATTATTCAGATACATGGAGTAACCATCCATGTTTAACCCGAATATATTCAGATTGGAAAGGTCTCCATATTGCAGGGCAACATTGGCAGCGGAGATCTCCCATGTATTCTGCTTCCACAACATACGGGTGTAAGTCCTCGTTTCGTAGACTGAGGTCTGACGGTCCGTGTCGGTGAAGTTACCATATGCTACAAAATTCATCATTTCAAATGGATCGAAAGAAGAAGACCACGATGAAGATGTAGGACGCAACTGGTATTTGAATGTTTCGTTTCTTTCACCTGTGACTTCCGTGATTGTGAAATAGACCGTACAGAATCCGGCAAAACGCCTGTTGCCCTTTCCATCGTCATAATCCTCCGTAGCATTTCCAGTGATATTATGATAGATACCCATACAAATATCACCTACTGCGACAGCACCAATCTCACCATCTTCCAGCTTAAGCGTACATGTTTTGGTTCCTGTATCTACTGTTTCTATAATACCAGCTCCGGGCGCACGCCACTTGTCTCCTAGCGTGACCATCACACGATTGTATCTTAATTCGGGAACTTCAAGAAACCGGCGGATAAACATGCTCTCAAACTCTCCATGCCCTGTATCGAATATCTTGGCTCCGAATCCGGTCAAGCCGCTTGCAAAACCATTCTTCCCGAAAACAGCACCGGCAAACATGCTGAGAAGGAACTTAGTGGAATCCGCCACGTCCTTCCGCAAGAATATCTCTTTCATCTTCTCCACACTGTTCTCTATCTCAATCATTACACGCAATGCGCTCATCACGTCTTCATCGGTGTAGGTAACATCCTTGTCACCCTGCTTCACAATGCGGCTTACCAAATTCCCGGATATTTTCAGACCTTTAAGAAAATTGATTATGCCTTGCGCATCATCATCGTTCAGCGCGGATAAGAACCAGTCAAGCACAGGCGTATTCTTATCCAGCGTGTATGCAGATGTGGCATGGTCAGCGTTAGTGACATCGCCCCCGCCACCACTGCCGCCACCGCCGTTCTGCTTTATCTCTTCAACCTCAATGGAGATCTTGCTAAAGTTGCTGTTGATGCGGTCTGCCGTTTCGCTCCAAGTTCCTGTTTTGTTTATTGTATTAAGTTCCATATATTCTGTTCTACTTTTACCATTCCGCATCCGGATGCACTTCAACAGACAGACGGAACATTATTTTAGTGATTAACTTTTTAATTATCATAATTTTACATTTTTGTATCTTCGATGTAAGGATTGGTTAGATCCATGAGAACATATTGAATTAAAGCATCAATAACAACGTTAGCTATCTTCATCCCCCCTGCGGAATTTGGATGTACTTGATCCTGCAAATACGTTGTGATATTAAGTGTTGATATTCCACTTAATGCATTTACATCAATTACGGGGACGGAATATATTGCACATACTTCTCTTATCACACTCCCGTAATCTTGTATCGTTAATCCTATATTATTTTTATAAGGATAATCAGCATTATTATGAGAGTTGTAAAAATTATGTGGTATGCAAGCGAATATCTTGGCATCCGGCAATCTTTTGATAATCTTTCTCAACATTAGCCCATAGGCGTATTTTAAATGATTTTCGTCCTGATCGTCAAGCTCCCCGATTTGGGCATTTGCCGTGATATCATTAGCGGAGGCATATATGACTAATACATCCGTATCGGTCGGAATAGTATTTATTCGGCCGTCACCACACATATTATCCTGTATAGTGATAGTTCCTTCTTCGGGATGAGCGGCATTATAGTAGCCATTTTCGTCCACTTTCTTGGTTTTTGGGGAAATGGATGTAACCTTGGAGCCTCCGATACCTCGGCAATAATGTGTTGAGAATTGAAGATATTTCCACACATACTTCTGCCACGAGATCAGTTCTACGATCGAATCTCCAAATGAACAAAATTTCTTCCCCTTATACGCCATATTGATTATTTCATTTCTATCTAATTTTACATTTCTCACATTTTGCGGATTGCAAGGGTAATAATTCAACGAGACAAACGGGGAGTCCACACTGTTGAAATTAAAAATTATATATTCCCAATTTTTTTCACCTGTCATCACCTCCCTAAAGGTTCTTGTTTGACTGCCCCTATACCCAATCCACGTACCATCTGCTGCATACACGGCGACTGAAAATGCATTGGTAAATACAGATGTTATGTTGTCAACGACTCTGATCAATCGTGTAGTATTATAAGCTTCGTTTGACTGTAACGATCCATTTACATTGTTATAACCATCAATAAGATTATCATTTGTTATCAGATTTTTATCTAAATAAGTTTCAGGAAGCTGTGTTATACCGAATTCAAGCGGAATAAAATTCTCATTGAATGATAGATAATAAAAATCTCTTGCGTTATTATTCCAAGCCCTGCAATATGATGCTTCTGATGGTATCTCTCTTTTTGAAATATTCTTTCCCGTTGAAGCACCCATATTAACCGTGCCAAGCAGCGTGCCATTATCTCTATAAAAATAAACCGAATATGCATTGGTATAGATATACTCTTCTCCTGCCGGTATATCAATTCTTTCTATAACAATCCCATTCCCATTTACAATATTTCCGGCTCCGTCTATTGTCTTATTGGTGAGCAAAAGTTCGTCATATACCTTGTTGATTGACACATCCTGCAACATATGTCGTATTGTCATCAAGTCGTTTTTAACCTCTTCAAGAGAGTCAATGGTTAATACTTCGATCCAATTCTTGTCATTTATCCAATTTGCATTATCTACACTATCAGATTTATATATTTCAATTATAAACCTGTCTTCGTTTTGATACGATAAGATAAATCCTTTTCTCCGGTTAATACTGCTTATCGACAACCTCGTATTAGATTTGTTCGAATTATACACGACAGAATCGTACATGTAAGAATCAAGCGGTATATAATTACTCGTTTCAGAATTGTACAGATATACCCTATATCTGTTTGTCAAATCTCTATAAGTGAAAACCAATCCGATTTTTTTATTGTAAGTATTCGGCAGAGCATTCCTGGCAGCATCGGGCGTGTTGTAATTATTGCCGGTTATTGCCGTGACGTTGATAAAGGGAAATTTGGTCGATGGCAGCAATGGGCACCAGAATAAATCATCGCTCCAATATTGATCATCCATAGATGTTCCTATATACATTTCAACAGTGAGTTCCCCAGTTGCTCCATTCCTATAACTTAAAATCTTTCCTGTACTTCTATTTTCTTTTGGAATTCCAAGTCTGGTTTTTGAAAAATCTGTATCAAATTGTGTTGAAATGGCACTTCCTTTATTTAACCCCGACATTTCTGTAGCCAGACTCTTACGCGTTTTGGGGTTAACCACCGCATCATAGATGGTAGCCGGGAATATGGTTTGTCCGCCCTTCGTCAGTTTATGCATTTTTGCCATAATGTATCTTATTTTTAGCCTAAGTTCCGCCGGAACTTGGCCCGTTGTTATTTTATGTAATTATTTATTAATCTTAAAATCACTCAGCACATCATCATACTCCTTATCTGACAGAGATACGCTCTGCACCGCATTGTATGCGGCATAATCCGGATAGGGAATGATCTCCGCTGTGCTCTCATCCGTCTTCCCGGTAGTCAGCACAATCCCTGTATCTTCAATAGATACAAGGTTGCAGATGCCATCTCTAAAGTCAGAATCAGAAATGAAGTATTCCCGTTTGACCTTCAGCATACCAGGGGAGAAGCCGGGGTTGTCAAAAGCGACAAGCAGACTGCCATCTTCCATACGGCTGCAACCCACATACTCTTGCCCATCAAAAGAGGCTATAAACTTTCCCTTAAACGGATTGAAGTAAGTAAACCGGAAGGGAGTTGATATGTCTCCATTCAGGTTTTTCTCTATAATTTTAAAATCGGACTGATAATTAATTCTCATAATACACTATAATATTGATGCTACATCATCTATCTCCTCGGCTGTCAGGATACCGGAAAGATCAACACTTCCACCGCCTCCTGTCGTGCCTGTATCACTCCAAACGCCTCTCGTCTTACATTGATACAGAGGACCCGGTATGGTATCCCCCACAACTGCCCAGTCACCCACAACAGGAGATGGGACAGCCGCTTTCAGCGAATCAAGAGTGGGAAACAATCCCTTGTTGCGTATAGCGTTCTGCTTGACCTTCTCCACTTCAGTGGAGGTCTTGCTGAAGTTGTTGTTAAGGCGGTCTGCCGTTTCACTCCAAGTTCCTGTTTTGTTAATAGTATTAAGTTCCATATCACTTCATTTTATTTAGGCAGTTGGTTTTGATCCCATACAATCTCAGAACCTTTAACCATAATTATGCGTCCTCCCATTATCTGGGTCTGATATATATAACCGTCATTTCCTTTTTGCTCGACAACCATACTGTCCGGGCGGAAATACAATACATCACTATTGGAAGGGTCATTCATAAAAATACGGGGAACCATACCGTTCAATCCATATTGAAGAGATATGTCCAAAAGCGAATTACCATCATCATCATGAATATCAATTGACGGTCTTCCATATTCATCTTCAGGAAATATGGTTATCTCATAACCTGACGGTGAGGAAACCTTCACTTTCCCGACAAATTCAGGATTTCCATCTGCATCCCATCTGATGTTCCCATTGGCAAGCTGCCCGGAACCATCCTCATTCAACAGTATCTTGCCATTGGCTATTTCAACTTTTCCCCGGAAATATCCGCCCAAAGCATAGATATATCCTCTCAAGAATACATCACCGCCATGAGTGGCAACGAAGTTTGCCATGTTCGCCCATTCCGCATCCGTAGGTTGGTAATTAGGATCATTACGGAACCTCATCACGGTAAGAATCGCCTGTTCAAGTTTTCCTCCTGCCCAAAATGCCACATCATCATCATCATTGTATATGCCGCTAACTCCGGCTGTGACCTTCTGTAACTTGCCGTTCTTGTAATTACCCAGTTGGATCATATTGGCAAGAATCAGACCACCAAGAATATCCACAGAACCATCTTTGATCGCACTGGCGATATAATTGATTGACTGAAAACCGGCTGTTGCCTTGTCGTTATCCAAAATGGACGGTTTCCAGTCAGTAGCGATGGTCCCTCTTTCTAACTGAAGGTCACAAACGGTTGCGGTACCACTGATGAGAAATATACCACTGCCATTGAAGGTAATCTTATGGGTATATCTTTGATAAGAGGATGTGAGAGGTTGAGAAACACTGAAAGAGCCGCACGAAACAGACACAGACGTACCCTTTGCTTTATAACTGATAACATAACTTTCCCCTTTGATTAATGATACGGACTGGGACAAACTACCGATTGCAGCAGAGTACCCGGAGCCGGCATCACTGTCCGCAGATACGGTAGCCACACCCGTCCAATATTCCAATTGCTTGCTAAAAAGCTCGGTATCCGCCGATAACTCGGTAGCGGCAAACAGGTCCTCTGTCTCATAATCTCCTGTAAACCCGGAATTGCGCAACAGATTGACACTTCCGACAGCCGCATTGTCTATCGCATCCTTGGCCTCTTGGGCAAGATCTGCGGCCGCCTGTATCTCATCCGGAAGCCCTTCCATGTTACGCCATCCGGTGGAACCCTGCTCGATATGGAACATACCCTTGATATCCACACCTTTATCCTGAGTGTATTCCATGTAAGTGGTCCGGTCCTTATCACCAATGTATGCATCTCCGTACACCTTCATCCGGGCTTTGCCGGTAGATTTGTCAAAATCAAAAGAAATGACATCTTTCCCGGTCAAGGTAAAATCATTAATACCCTGATACATGATGATGGACGGAGAAACTTCGTTCACTGAAGAGAGAATTATCGCCGCCTGTCGGGTGATATCGGTCTTATGGCCTAATCCCACGATATCATCACCTGCCACCGGAACATCGTTCTCGACATTAGGATCACATACGGTCTTGGACAAGTCTATATAGTTCTCACCTACTGCTGTGACCAACCGCCAATAATAGCGGTTGCCGACATGATGAGAAACGCCTGTCTTGATATTGCACTCCTGAGCTATGGCAAGAGATCCCGGAGTAAACTGGTTCTCTATCTCAATTCCATCTTCCTCTTCTTTGAAATAACAACGATAGACATCATCCAACTCATCCACACGGTTGCATTTCATACCTGCATGGGAAATCACCTGCTCGCCACCTACATACGTCTTCTTCTTTACTTCAAGCTCGTCAAAAACGGCTTTGACCTTGACATACAGATAATCAACAACAGCCTGTGACATACCGTTTTCAAGCACAGTAATTCCACTACCGTTTTTACCTATAAGTAAACCCTTTAAGAAAGTGATAAGACCGTTGGCAGTGTCTTCCTTATCTTTACGAAGAAAGTATTTGGAAAGTTCCTCTATATTTGCACCTCCCGATATGGCAACAACCCTGTCTTTATTGGTTCTTATGTAAATAGAAGGATTATTATCATCATTATGTATGTATATCTCCCCCTCATTCAACCCTTCCAGTCGCTTTTCAAATGACGGGGATATTTTCGGTATAATCGGATTTCCTTCATCATCCGTTTCCGAACCGTACCACAATATCTTTATAGGATGATTTCTAGCCATGATTACACGTAATTTTCATTAACAAAAGCAGCTTTCGCCTTCTTATATTTCAACACATCGTCCTCTTCGGGATTAGTTAGTAAAAACGCGATGCCTGAAGATGAAGTTGTAATCTCAGTTTTGCCTCCGATCCCGGCGATATCATTTTGTCTAGGGCGTAAAGTCACTTTATATATAAACATCTGTTTCTTACCTATTGTATCAATCTTTTCCGGGACAGAATCCCCTTCCCGTACAAACAAATTACCGTTTATGCTGACATGAGAAAGGCAAAGTACCTTATTTATAAACTCCGCTATATAATACGGAACGCCACAACTTGTCCCGAAAACAAAATCAAATGTTTTATAAGGGAGAGAATACATTTCTATTATCTCCTGCTTCTGATTCACAAACTGTTCGTTTTCAACTTTCAACTCCACCCCATCCGGCTTGAATCCTCCTATTATTCTGAACTGGAACATCTGCCGGACCTCATCAATCCAGAATATATTATCAAACGCAGAATTATTATCTTTATGGGAATATTCAATCAGAATAGAATCACCTATATTCTCACACACGCAGAACTCCTCACATTCTTTATCGGCTATAGTTACTGTATATATCCCCTCCGAAGGAGATAATGAGGCATAATACATCTTAATGCTTTCATTTACATCATAAGTGAGCAGTGTTATCTTGGAGGAAATATTGCCGATCTTATCATTCAAATAAGCTGAAGGTTTTTCGCCGTTATCACAAAAGATTTGCAGCAGGATGTTGTCTGACACAGAAAATACTTGTCTGAAACATCCTGCATTTGAATATTTATATTTCAGCGGTTTAAAGAATAACGGACAAACATCTCCGATTGATATCATAGTCTTTTCGTAAGTTTCTAGTAACTTGTGACTTCACAAGCTTTCATTGCAAATATAACAATTAAAATTTGAATCTTTATAACGAATTAAAATTTTTCACGATCAAAGTTACTTTTGAACTTTGTGATTTTGTAAAATTGTAATCAGCCTGCTGATAATATCCCTGTACAACTTTGCCTTGGTATTCCAGTTCAACAATTCCTGTAAGATCTTCCGGGAGTTCCACATCCGAAGTCTCAAATTCCACCTCCGCCACAGTAAACATCCTTTTTGAGAGAATTATATCCCTACTTTCCCCCATTCCATCAATACCCACATCACTATTACCATCTGATGACGCAAAAGTAAGCATCTCAACAGATGAGCCGATGTATGCTTCATTGGCCAAAACCATAGAAGAAGGGGAAAACATGGCATTGAACATTGTGTCAGGGCTGAGAACGCCACCCATAAGATAATCTCTGTTCAATATATACTTAAGTCCAGATGAATCAGATTTCACCCCTACCATAAATAAATCAGTGTCACTTTCGTTGTCTGTAGTATCTTCACCTATCTTGTCAGCAAGGAACTCTATGCCGTATGCGTCCGCACGGTATGGAGATATCATTTCAAGGCTATTGTCCGTTATGGCCACGCCTGTGGTATATTCATTCGTAAAACGGAACTCGTCCTTTCCATTAGCCGTGTCGTAATCCTGTTTGTCAAAGCCTATTCGTATCCGAGAATACACCAATGCAGAATTAACCTTCATCTCATAATCAGATAAATCATCTATCCTTTTGACAACATCATCCGAGAAGTATTTGCTTCTATGCCGGAAAGTTACTGTATTCCCGGATATGTCGTAAGCATAACCAAACACATAACTCATCCAGTTTGCAAATTTGGTGAAGGATGTATATATTTTGGCTCCAGGAATCTTACGGGCTGATTCAGCCGCCAAGAGCATACAATTATCAAGCCTTCTATCTCCTGTCCCCTCAATCACTCCAGTCAAACCATCTTTCTCTCCATTAATACTTTTAAGCAGTCTGTTCAGCAATGTATCGGGCTTTATAACATCCATCTCAACAGGGTTTATTCGATTTTTCCATGATGCTTTAAAATAACTTGATGTTGAGACTTTGTATGGCAAATCCGGCAATACAGGTACAATCTCTTCTTTCTCATTGACATACATAGCTCTCACTATTATTTTATCATCATGCAAAAGACTTATATTGTACGATTCCGAAACCTTCTTTTCCACTGGCGTTTCTGATTCTGTCGTAAGTTCAAAACTTCCTATCACCGTTTCCGTAGTCACCGCTTCCCCATTACTATCAATATCATTACTTATCTTCATAATCTGGAGCCTCACACCTCTTACATCATATCCCAAAGCACCAGACTGATATTTCCTAAACACAAACATATCAATATTAAACTCTATATTTATCCTAATTGATTTCAGAGCCTTTATCGAATATACATCATCACCACCTACTGTTTGATCATTAAATTCAAGAGACCCCTTTATTAAGGAATCACTGGCAGTTATATATATTGGCATTGGTGACATTTTCTTGCTGAAATAAACATTAATAAGAGTGTCATCGTCTTCCAATGTATCACCTGTAGGAATCCATTTTGCTGATTCAGAAAGTTCAAGTCCGTCATAAACAAGAGGAATGGGGCTTTTCACCTCTTCGACCGAATATTCATATTGAGTTCCTTTTTTTGACTTTATCATGGACGCCACGCTATCATCCACGGCATTTATCTGTAAGATACGACCATTATCCTGCAATGTAGAGAAATTGAGAGCGCAACTAAACCGTTCATTATACAACCAACTGTTATTTCTTGTACTTATTATTATTGAGGCAGAAGCATTCAAATAATCTTCATCATATTGTTTTAACAGCAATTTTCTAGCATCCCCAGCAAAAGAAAATTTGTTGGAAAATGTACGGATAACACCGTCATAGTCATTTCTCTTGAAACTAGCCTTCACCTCGTCCCAATTCTCAAGATCATCAGTAACCCTGTACTTCAGACCATTTATAAGTAACTCACATCGATAATACATAATTATTTCTTTTTACGATTCAACCCATCGATTTCGTCACATGTCTGCCTTACAAGACAGGCATAAGATCCGGCGGCCCATTCTTTCGGATTGATATACATCTTATTATACTTCCCAATAGCGACAACTTCATTTATAAATCCACGTTTTGTAGGCTTCTCCTTCAGTCCCTCATTCTTTTCCTTACTTATCTTATCCAAATCATATTGTGCACGGGAATTTAATGCGGATATTCTAGCATTCATAGCCATTACATCACCTTTTTTACACGAATAACCTATCTTCATCAGGATATCACGCACCTCATCATACATTTTCAACTTCATCATGTTCTCACATGCCTTCATGCACTCCACGGTCATTGCAAGATTCATACGCTCATTACAATTCAATATCTCAGAGAGCAACTGTTTGCTCCCGACAATTTCTATATAGTCATTGATAATTTTTGCCGATGCAGCCCCTTTGTCCTCATCGTCAAATTCAATAGTATTGCTATCATTGGTATAAATCTCTATAAAAACGGACAAGGGAAGTTCATATATGTCACTTGTATACCTCATAATCAGATACTTTTTGAAAATTGCTGATAATTGTTTTCTCTTATCGCCTTGGCTAATTTTGCAAATCCTATCTGCTGTGATTTTTCCAGATGCCCTATCTTTTTCTCCAGTTCACTATAATCATTAACTATTGATACAGGAGGAAGATCGTTTTCGCTTCTATATGCCATAAGACCATCAAAATCATTTGCATGAGCCTTTATCCTGTCCATATCCACTGCATAAGGTATAACCTTCGCACCTTTAGGGATGTCAACCAAAGTAGGGACAGACGGAGTAATATACGCTCCTTTATCAGTAACGATTGTTTCAGGAACACCACCATCACCCACTACAGCCAATCCGCCTTTATGCGAATCAGTACCCTTGGCATACTTTGGAATAGGAGTCGCTATAATAGTAGCAAGCTGTATCGCTCCCATAGCACCTAGAGCAGCTATCATAGGTATTGCAGCAGGGAAGCCCAATTGTTTTATCGTCTGCAAAATACCACCTGCTATCTGTATAGCCGCCTCAGCTATACTGGTAGCTTTCTCAAACTTTGCCTGTTTTGTTCTTAATGCAGCTTTTTTCTTCTCCAATTCGGCATTCTTTTGTGCCGTTTTATTTTCCGCTGCACGTTTACGCGCTTCGGCTTCTTCAGTTGTTATAGCACCTCTTTCTTCTAAATCCTCTATACGGGAAATTTCCTCTTCACCAGCTTTCTCATTCGCTCCCTGTTCAGCCTCAATAGCTTCAATCTGGCGATCATAAATGGATGATATCATTTCACCAATTCCACTAACCATAGAAGCCCACATCTCGGTAGTTCTTTCCATCTTCTCACCGTCTGTAAGTTCTTTCCAAACACCCGATATCTTATCAGACATGATACTGAATCCCTTATCCATCCCATCAAATATACCGGCAAACGGGCTATCGATATCCGATGCAAGATCTTTCAATGCAGAAGAATAACCTTTCAACACTTCAAAATTCCTTCGTGTGATATCCTGTTGCTCTTCCGCTTTTTCCAACTGATCATCCGCATTTATAGAACCTATCTCTGCTTCCATAGCCTTTATGGATTCTCTCAGCATTTCAATTTGTTGCTTGCTTACCACGCCCGATGCTTCCGCTATCTCAATCATTTTTTCAGCAGCATCTATCTGTATCTGTAATTGCTCGTTTGCGGCTTTCCGCTCCAGCTCACGCATGGCTTCATCGTATTCTTTTCGCGATAGCAGTCCTTTTGAATAATTTTCTGTTATAATGTTTTCAAGTTCCTTATATCCAGTACTTGTAGCTGCTATACGGAGAGATGATTGTTCCTCTTCCAGTCTGAGCATCTCATCAGTATACTTTTTCTTTTCCTCGATCCTTTTTTTCTCAGCCTCTGCCAACTTCTTAGCATATTCCTCATTCTCTTTCGCTATCTTCTGCATTCTCTCTTGGCCCAACATTTCCCGAAGTTTGTTCTCTTCCTCAGAATATCCCTTTACAGCTGCTATCTGGTCTTTATATTCTTTCTCTATGGCAGCAAGATTACGTTCATGCTCATCTTTAATGAGAGAAACGGACAAGTCAGCCATTTTATTCCTAAGATTCTCTATGTATTGCGCTAAATCATCCGATGCTTTATCGGCAGAATGAGGATTAAATGTAACATCTCCAATGTTAATAGAACTTGCCATATCTCTACTAGCCTTATCTGCTTGATATAACTGATTTAATAAAGAACCTATTTCTTTATCCAAGTCTTCAACCTGCTTGTTTAACTTCCCATACATGTCTCTAGCTGTATCCATAGCTGCCCCTTGACTGGATTCATATTGTGCTTTCATCTGATCTCTAGCAGATTCAAGTTTCGCACGTTTTTCTTCTTTTTCTGCCAACTGATCTTCCAAGTCTAATTTTTGTTTAGCCTGTTCTACAAGCCGATCTTGCACAGCTCTAGCTTTAGCCGAAGCTAATATGGCATTAGATAACCTTTGATAACTATCAGCCGCTTTACCTGCAAGAATGTTTTCATCACTTATATTTTTAAAGTATGAAGGATATTGCTTTTTCAGTTCCTCAACGGCTTTTTTCCGCTCTCCCATAGGTTTATTCAAATTGACAGCAGCCCTATATAATATATCCAATTTAACAGCTTCATCTTGGGCATTTTTCACACCTCCTTTTTGAGCTTTATTCAAATCCTCCTGAAGCTGTTTTAGATAATCAATTTCTTTTCTCGCATCAAACAGGCTACCCACCCATTTGGTTATCTCACCTCCATAACTCGATAAAAGAGTTATCCCAACAACTAAAGCCGTCTGCCAACTAAGAAGGGAACTCAATACCTGTTTAAATACAGGTGTAGCAGTCTGCCCCGATTTTTTAAGAAGTTCATATTCCACCCTTGCTTTCTTTAACTCATCAATAAATATAGGAAGGTTATTGGATATGGCAAGAAAGAAAGTATTGGCACTAACAGACAAAGCCGGAAGTTCTCTCGCAATCTGTTGTATGGAAACATTAAGGCCATTCCAACCAGAAGCATAATTACCCACATTACGTTGGTAATTGCCCATCTGTGCATCTATATCCTTTAATTGTTGATTCAGCTTGCCGATATTGTTCAAGATATCCATACCTTTTGCTCCCTCGCGTGCAGCTTGTGAAAGGTTATAATATTCCTTTTCCAACTGAAGCATTGAAGCCTTCATCTCGTTATAGCTTCCTGTAGTGGCAATCGCTACCTGTGTATGATTTCTCAATATCGCCAAATATTGTTTATTCTGCTCTGTCAGCGTGCGTAACTGGGATACCGTAGCATCTCTTTTGGACTTGTATTCCTCTTCGCTGATAGCACCTTTCTTATACTCCTTCGATAATTCTTTCAGAGATGTTCTTAAGGCTGAAATTGTTTCTTTGTTATCACTTAACCTACTGTTCAATTCGGAGGCTTGTGCATCAAAAGCCTTTACCGTCTGACGGATTGAATCAAAATCAGCAGCAGTCATGGATATTTTCTTAGATGCTTCTTGAAATGAAACAGAAGCATTTTCCGCATCTTGTGACACGTTTTTCAGATCTTCGGAAGCACCTCTCAAATTTACTTTTACTTCCGTTATCTTGTCTGCCAATGTATTCAATGGTTTGGTAAGAAGCTCTATCTTACGGGAAATATCGGTCAATAACTTTAATTGACTAGCCTGTAATTCAGACAACCTATTTTGAGAAGCATATAATTTGGTAATTGTAGCATTATAACTGTCAACTTTAGACTGGTATTCTCTTAGATTACCCGGCTTAAAATTTATGCCATCACTTAATTGTTTTGTGAAATTCGCATATTCGGAAGATGTGGTTTGAATATTAATCCTTATCTCATTCAACTTCTTAACGATGTTAGGATCAATCGCATCAGTAATTTTAAATTCTGCTCCTGCCATGGTCTTTTCGTAAGTTTTGGGTAGTGCATGACTTCATGCACCTTCTAAGAGCAAAGATAGTGATTTTATTGATATTATGAAGGTGAGGAAATAAAAAAGGGAGAAGCAAAAACTTCTCCCCACTAAAAACAAACAATCATTCTCCTATTAATGGAGCACAAACTATTTCTTGTATATAACCGGGATTCCTGTAACATAATATGTGTCCATATCACTATTATTCTTTTTAACATCATGTACTCGTTTTATTTCAAAAGAAATAATTCCATTTGCGCCCAATGACTTGGCTTCCTCAACGGCTTTTGATACCATTCTCTTGACAGTAGGGACATATCTGTATGAACCACATCCGAGATTCTTTTCCTCCACATATTTTCTCATATCCTTTTTTACAGAGTTCCCAGTCATAAAGGCTAATTCCAATGTACCAAGCGGAGTAAAATCACCATTGGAAATATTGGTAGGGTTAATCACAAAATCATTATCCCCAGAATACTCACGCAAATCAAGAAGTGTGCTTTTTTCCTGATAATAAACCCTTCCACATGAACACACGGACACAATCAATACAAATGCAAGTAAAATCTTTTTCATAATAATGTTTTTATATTATTAAATAGTTAAATATCATTCTCTCGATATTTTTCTTCCTCTTGTTTGCCTAATAATGAATTATATTCATCTTCATACGATACTTTCACACAGCCAAAAGGAGATATTGACACAACTATCACACCATTCTGAAAGAAATAATACGAAGCGTAATCACAGATATCGGAGTTTACTGCACGCATTTTATCAATAGGAACTCTTTCATTAGAAAATGATTCATAATGTTTCTTTGGTTTCCCATATTTCTTTGTATACATATCTTTAATCTTATAGTATTGGTTCTCCAAAGACAGCCAATTATCCCATGAATCAAAATACACCGATACTTTCCACACTACTTTCTCTTCCGTGGTGCTATAAATGAACACATGGCTATTCTCTCCTACGAAATCACCCTGCATTATTACACCTTCATTATTATACATCTTACTATAAAAGCCTTCCAATTTCATCTTTGATACAAACTCCTGTAAATTACCATCTATTGGAATACCCTTAAATTCAAGATGCGACACTCCTTGTCCGATACACAACATAGCGTACAACCATATACATAAAGTTAATAATACTTTTTTCATATAGTTATAATAAATTGGTTACTTTCAACAAAGTAATATACTTTTAAAACCAAATCAAAATATTTCAACGTATTTGTTTGCAATTTAGAATGTTGTCTAAATAAATTATAAACATAGCATTTCAATCTTCATGTTTAAATTTCACCTTCTCACTTCTTTTCCCAGTGCATACAATCAGTTTGAGATGCTTGCCGTATATCCGTTCAAGTCTATTATTTTGTTCTTTCATTTTTTGAAGTATAATTTCAAGTTTATCTATTGTTTTCATAGTCTTTTCGGGTTATGTTGCGAATCGCAACGTTAACGGATGTAAATAGCCTGCCCACCTCGTAAGATAAGGTGGGAAAGACTTGATTAATAAATAATATTGTTATTACATATTAAGAAGATATTCTCCTAATGCATGAGCTTTTTCTCTTGAAATAAAAGCCACACTGTCACGCTCATGGTCTTCAGGATCTGATATACACACTGCTATCATATCGTATTCGGAATGTGATACTGTTATATTTACTGTACCATATTCATCTTCCATTGTCGCATATTGAGAAAAAAGGCCCTCTCTTATTGCCATTTCGGTAGGATTCCCATTCTCGTCAATCAATCCATTTTCTAAAGCTATTTTTTGAAGATCCTCCACTGAACATCCCAACTTATCTGCTACTTCATCAAATGTTAAGCTATTATTCATTTTTATTTCCATGATCATGCAGCCATTAAAGATTTAAACTTATTCAGAAAATACACCTGACCTTTACCTGTAACGTAACAGGTATGTTTTATAAAAATGGGATTTTCACCCGATACTATCGGTCTTTCTTTCACGAAGAACAATCCCATTTCTGCCGCCCTCTGTGTAGGCATATAGTCATTTATATATATATATGACTGTTCCGTAGTAGCTTGCACCTATTACGGAACTTTCTTTTTATACAATTCCAAGCGTGGATAGTATAAGGGAGGAAAGCAGGAGTGAATAATGGCACAATGAGGTTCGATCCCTCACCTGCTACAATCAGTCAAAATAAATCCCCGGAGGCGGAAGTGACTGAGCCGCCAACGGGGAACAATATTAATCTTATATCGCAAAGATATGGAAAATTTTAATAAGTTAATACCTATTGATGGGGAAAATGGCGAAAAAAGAACAATAAGTTCACTGCAAATTGCAGAAATTACAGGTAAGGCATATTGTGGCGTGTTGAAAGTCATTAGAAAGATGGATATTATGCGTGTGAAAATAACAATGAAAAATATATTTTCATTATTTGTTTGTTTGAAAAAATGTTGTACCTTTGTAGTGCTACAACTTACTATTAAATATGCCAATGGGATTTTTTATGCCCGCAAGGAAACTTATATATTAAAATATAGGCAGACGATATCCGTGTATCATCGCCCAATGGCAATGGTAGGTTGTAGCAAACTAGGATATTTGTCTGCTTTTTTATTTAATAACAAATAATTTCATTTCATGCTACAACCAAATGAAATCTATTTGAACGGGAATAATAGTACCGTACAGATTGCGTCAGCTCACGAAACGAGCAAGACTTTCTCCTATAATGGGAACGAAGTACTTTTTGACATCAAAGATGATGTTATGGTTAACGCCACACAGCTTGCTAAAATCTACGGAAAGCGTCCCAATGATTATTTGTCCTTACCTGCTACAAATCAATTAATTAACGCAATTACAAGAAAATATGGTATTTCTGAAAATCAATTAGTTATATCAAAGGCAGGTTCATCACATAACGGAGGTGGTACTTGGATGCACAGATTAATAGTAGTTGATTTCTGTCAATGGTTAGACATTGATTTGAAACTGTGGTGTACTGAAAAACTTGATGAGTTGATGCGATACGGCATGACCGCCACGCAGCCAACCCTGGAGCAAATGATTAACAATCCCGACTTGGTTATCAGTCTAGCTACACAGTTAAAGAGCGAACGGGAGGAAAAGCAACGATTGGCATTGGAAGTGCAGAAGAAGGAACAAGAGAAGCAGACTATCATAGAGGAAGCAAAGCCAGCCGTAGTATTCACGGAATGTGTAACAAGCTCGTCTACCAATATTCTCATAGGAGATCTTGCGAAACTTATCACCCAAAACGGATATAAGATTGGAGAAATAAGGCTTTATGAATGGATGGTAGAGAACAAGTTCCTTATCAGAAGGCAGCGATACAGCAGATCGAAGAATAAAAACTCCAATAGGAGAATATTTAATCAACATCAAGTAACGCCTTGCACTTGTTACAGATACAAAGGTAAATGATGTTTTTATCTTATACAATGGTATGAATATTAAACAAAAGACAATATCAATTAATAGTAATACTAAGTAACGCATAGTAATATATAGTAACGCAATTATTAAATATTACATTCACAATTTAGACAAAATCTAAATTACAACATAAATGATAGTTTTGTTTTTCAATTAAAAAATAAATATCTTTTCGCACAAGACATTTGAGGAAAAATCAATATTTACATTGGGAGAACATTGGGATATTTTCGGTAATACAATTTAGTCAATGTAGATTTAAGGCTGTTATAGTCTTTGATAAAGCCTAAATCTATCCATTGAGCTATCTGTAATTCTAACTCATATAATTCGCGGATTTTATCTTCATCGCCAATCTTATTACGCATTTCTGATTCATGTTTGCCATAAACTATGATGTTTAGAGACTTGGCTAAGTCCTTAATCTTTTTCTGGAATATATCCCCAGGGAGTATTGAACAAACGGCATGACACATAGCAGGATAAGCATCTCCAGCTAAATTACGGTATTGAATCATCTCATCATATACGAAGCGTATTACCTTTACTTCAAAGCGAGGATTAATCCACATGGCAAATTTGGTAAATAAGAAAGGATGCATCCATACTTCTTCTTTAGGTCTGCCAGCTTTACCCTTCTCTTTAACCTTACTCTTCTTAACTACCTGATTATCAATTTTAGGGGAATTTTCCCCTAAACCATTTTCACGTTCTTCAGCTATGAGCGCTTCTATAAAATCTCCAGTTCTTTTAGCCAAAAGAAACTCATCCATTTTTCTTTGTTCATTTCCTTTTACTGAATTCCATTGACGTAACAAGTCCCCACCGTCAAAATAGCTATCTTTTGTTCTCTGACTAACTGTAAATTCACCCATTGGGCGAATCATGATTTGATTCGTTTTCATGTCTTTTCGTTCACAAGATGTTCCGTACATCTTAATACGGGATATAAAAAAATGCGGCAACCGATATAGAGGAGTCGGCCACCGCATCATATCCATTACTCTTAATGAATATATAATATCTTTCTATGCGAAACCTCTATCTATCGCTGTTGCTAAATTAATAAATAATACGGGAAACGCCAAAATAATAGAATGATAAAAATCACCATTTTACGGAAATATGAATTCAACAAACTCACCCGACCAGTTTTCACCTTCACGACAGAATTTATACACATCTCCAACCTTGTATAATATATAAACACATTCATCCATAACAGCAGCCTTCTCTGCGATTGATCGCATATGCTCCATTTCCCTCATTGACTTATTCCCTTGGCACAAGCAGTTTTTCATAATTCGGTTCAATTCCATTTTTTGTTAATAATACTTTATAGTTCGCACCTCCTTATAAATTTCTCAATAGAGGGCATAAGCCTGTACGTAACATAATGCCTCCTTGCTTTGGAGCTTACCTTGAAAATTTTATAACCATATTTCTTCTCAATATCAGAACCAAAAGAAACGCCATAGCTGGCAATCCTTATACCATTTGATATTGGTATTGCCGTGATGGAACTATAAAAATCTCCACGTATGATAAGGTTTGGAGTATTGTTCCCTCTTGCAGAAAAACCCAGATATGAAGGTTTCGGTTTCTGTATCTTTGTCTTCCAATTTTTATAGCGTTCGGCGTTTTTCTTCCAATGCTCTCCATAAGTTTTTTTAAAGTATGGGTCCTCTGTATATCCGGGAATTAAAGGACTTTCATCGCCATCAACACCACTATATAGCTGTTCTCGTATATATTCCTCAAACTGAGGAACATCCCTTTCCATCTTATCCCTTATCATTGGCTGAATGCCATCAGCCAATTTCTTCCAACATCTCGCGTATTCCTCCAATGTCATAGCAAAACGGGGGATCAATCTCCCCCGCCTCCTAAATTACTGTTATTGATAATTCTATTATATACGGAAACCAGCCTTGATTTCCGCCTTTCTCTAGAAATGTCCTTCCAGAATACATCTATATTCTGAGCGACAAACTCATCCAATGAAAGTTTGACCACCTCGGACTCTATAAATGTGACTCCATTAATTCTCATTGTACCCATTGTTCAATTCCAATGACCCCATTAGCCTGTAAAATAGAAGGAGATTTAAGCACCGGCACACCTCCTGTCGCTGTAAGCACACCGTTACTGTATTCCAGTGCTGATGCACCAGAAACGACCGTTGAAGCCTTCTCAGACAATATAGATCCATAATATGCAGTAAGATCCGTGCGGTCATAATGATCCACGAGCTTATATGTATTTTCAGGAGATGTCATTTTGACAAACTCAACGTAATTCAATCCCTTGAGAACATTTTCCAAATTGACACCCGCTTGCTTTACAGACATGTTTTTCATCATCTTCTCGGTATCGGAATACATCGCATTAAACGCAAGATAAGCCTTCTGACCGCTTGAATCATAAGCCTGTCCTGTAGGGTAAACACCAGATAATGCAAAACCCGCAAGTTCATCTGTCCCGTCATCTTCTCCGTAGGTTACATTATTCTTGTCAAAAACATACATATCAAACAATGTATCCTTGTTGGCTACAAGATTAGCTTGTAAAGCTAGATTAAACTTACGCAACGTGAATGTATCCGTCCTTGCCGAATAGCCCGTTATTTCCGACCCGGCATAACCATTTTCTGTTGTATTGGGTTCACCGCCGCTTACCGCGTATTCCGAAAATCCTGTAATAGGATAAATTCTGTCCGGATAATCAGCATGACAGGCTTCCTCCAAAGCCTCAGCAGTCAATTCTTTGGGCAGTTTTTTGCCATGAATGACCAATATAACACCTGCGACCTTGTCCGGTTGCAGGGGGCAGTAACTCATTCCAGTATTAAATCCGGACGTGCTGCCGCACTCTCTAATATCTGTTCGCATAACAATTCTGATTTTTAACTGTTAAATCCAAATTCTTTATTTCAATAGCATCTATCTTTTCGCCAACTTCCTTACCGTCAACATCAACAGCGCCACGTCTTCCAAAACTATAATTTTCTGAATATGTATGGCTTACAATACCGGAGTAACCGAAATCAAATTTATCACATTTTTTTAACTCTTCTATGAATCCGTAATACAAAGGTCGAAGAATACCTTCAAAAGATATCTCACGACGTTGTTCATTTGTATACTTTTCCAGTGTATTGGTAGCGATTATTATGTTTACAGATGCCTTACAAAAATAATTCTCACTATCCCTTTCCTCGTCTAAGGGAACATACAGCCCTATCATTGGGAATTTTCCCGATGCTGTCACCCTGCTTTTCCCAAGAAGAAGAAGTGTTTCCCTTATATAAGAACTGTCACCATATATGTAATTTATCTGTTGATCCATTCTTTTTGACAAGGAAGCACATACATCTGATATTATATCAATTATCATAACCCAAAGGAATTAATTGTTTCCATCAATTCGAAATCGGTGGCGATATCCGGATAGTCCGCATTATTGCCTTGAAGCCATCTCACAAGTCTGATATTCATTCTTACCATGTCGTTCCATGCAAACATCATTTTCCTTTCGGGACTTACAAGACGGCCATCATCTCCATCAGCCTTCACTCCTGTAATAGTCGCCTGAGTGTGATTATGTCTCAAGTAATGGAAGTATATATAGTTGGCGATGGGGGATTTGGAAATCTCCCTATCGCCATCACTATATTTCATGACAAGATGCGCTATAAGATCATCCCATCTTTTTTCCTTAGTTTTTCCATCGTTGGAAATATAGGATGAGAATTCCTTATACAACTTTTCCCCTAGGAGCTTCTCTAAATATTCCGGCTCATATTGCATTACAAAGCCTTGAAGGCTGTCAACAATTGCCTTATTAGTCTCAGAAGGAGTATGTATATTCAATACTGCACCTTCGATATCAAGAATACCACCTTGGAAAAAAGTATAATCCACCAACATTACACAATATCTTTGAGGTTCTTCTTTTTATTGAACAAATCTTCAGCACCGATTTTCTTAGCGTCTTCCATCAATTCCGAAGGAACAGTGGCAACACGTCCATCTTGGAAGAACTTACCTGCAAGTAACATATTAACACTTACTTTATCACCTTTTTTATAAACGGCCCCGTCCTTTGCGAACTCAACCTCATAAGTTTTAGTCAAATTTACTTTCATAATGTTTAATAAATTTATCCGCCAATACCGGCAGGGGTTATAGCTTCAATAACGGTCGCAATCTTATCCTTGACAAATGCAGTTTTATATTGCTTTTTAATATACACCATAAGACGTTTTTCACCAAGGATAGTCACCATATTTTTAGTGAAATCATCATTTTCCCATCCAAGTGTAATGGTAAGAACCCATACATCACGGATGTTAAGATAGTTAAAATCGCCAACCCAAATATCACCTTGTTTGATTGCAGTGCTGGTTTCCACTTTCAAACCTTGAATCAGTTCATCACCAATACGGAAAGGACGGAGATATTGTCCATTAACATCCTTAGTCAACTGCATCTGTGCATAGTCAAGAGGATGCATAAGCACAAGGTTTGGACGATAAGCCATATTGGACATTGATACAATCTGTGTATACATACCAACAATAACATCATAAGTGTTGGGTTTCTCTACTTTCAGAGCTGTCAAAGAGAATGTAGGTATATCACTCCCAATCCCTTTAATCTGACCGCCGGAACCAGTACCAGACAGAATACCTTCTTCTTCTTTCAAACCAATACGATTGATAATCTCAGCCCTAACCTCCGCAACCAACTGAGGCAAATCAGATAATGTTTCTTCGGTTACTTTTGTGCCAAGAGCCACTTTGCCAGCATTGATAGTAACTTCTGCCAATGTACCGCTCATCATAGGCTTAAGACCGCCTTCTGGAACCCATTCGGCTTCTTCTTCACCCGGATTGAACTCCGCATAAGTCAATGATCGTGTAGATATTGCTGCCACATTGGCAAATTTACGGATTACAGTCTGGGAACGTGGATCAACAGATAACTGACTATCAATTGTCATGTTATAATGTGGTGCCACACCCGTACTCTTCAAGGGATCAACCTCCTTCTTGTTTATAATAAGCGTAAGGCTTTTCTTAAAACCGGGGGACTGCTTACAAGCCGTTTTCAAGTCCACAGTTTTCTCTCCGTGCTTGCCTACTGTGATGAAATCCTTCAATTGCTCTTCAATCTGCTGGTCTACAGACTTGAACACCATTTGCCCGTCTTCATTCTTATGCATTGCACCTTTCATGCGAACGATTATCTCTTTCATCTCACCAAGTTCCTTACGCACTGTATCCAATTCCTTTTCGGAATCTATCTTTTGAGAAACCTCATTTAATTTATCCTCAAAAGTTTTTTTGTCGATAGTATCGTCCATGAAATCGCCTACAGTAGCGTTTATTGCGTCCTGCAACGCCTGTAATGACTTCACGGAAACCTCATCCATTACCGACAAATCAATTTTGCTTAAAAAGTCAAATTTCATGCTTCTTTAAGTTTTAAAGGTTTTGTAAATAGTTTTATTTTTTCATCGGCTCCCTCTTCATCAAGTGGCTTGTCTGCCGGCTTGTATCGAGCGAGTGACATCGCTTTTCTTACTAACATTTGGATTTCCTCCCTCTTTCTTATCGGAAGTCCTTTACATACATCACTTATTTCAACCGGAAGTGACTCCAACGCACTTTCATATTCTTCTGCCGATTTCAGACCAAGATATTCAGTTTCTCCGTTACATCCTATGGACACTACGGATATCTCATACAGAATGACTTCCTTTACAACCAAGCAATCACGTTCCCTGTCATATTCACATTTTTCCCATACATAACTATAACCTATAGAGAACTGGTTCAAAGTGCCACTTTCAAGCTGCTTCAACGCTTGATTTCCTCTTTCCACATCATCAATAGACGCTTCAAAGTAAAGCCCTTTCTCATCTTCTTGCAGAAGCGTAATGCGTCCTATAGGCTCATGCATGTCATGCATCCACAACATGATAATCTTATCATTAGCAGAACTTCCCGGGCCTCTCTCCTGTATGCTTTTTGAAAAACAACCTTTCAGGAGCATGTCACCGGACTTATCAATGTTATTGAAAACCGCAGCATAACCACTGATAGTTCTACTGCCAGAATCATATTGTATCTCCTTTGCATAAAAAGCTAAGGATTTATACTGCTTTCCCAACCTGTTCTTGTATTTGCTTGTCTCCATCATTATTTATTTCACTTTTAAATTCTCCCTTAGGGTTATCAGGATCAATATCTGTAAAATTGGACATTTCGGTTCTTGCTTCTTCAAAAGTAATCAGCCGATTGTTATACAATGAAGCTACAGCATTAGAGGCTGTAGACAAGGCATCCGCCAATTCTTTCATATCCTTTTGAAGGCAAGGGACATGAGTGAAGTCCATTTTGATTATTGCCCTGTCCTTACATATAGCATTAGTCAGAACCTCTGTTATAGATTCACTGTCAGGGATAATAAGATCCTGATATGCCGCTTTCTTTGCTTGAGAAGAGTTATCATAAGTACTTCCTTGTATAATCAGATTGGGGTCAAAGCCTATCGTCTGAGCTATCGCTTCCAAACACGCCTTATCCTCCTCATGAAGCTTCAATTGGTCTGTATTTGACCCCAATGTAATCCACCCTAGTTTCTTAGGAGTCACCATGATTTCATACAACTTATGCACTATACCATATTTCCTTTTGAAATCATCCTGCAATTTCTTGGATTCAGACGGAGTAATAGCTGCATTCCCTACGTCAGTCGTATCATTCCCGTATAGTATCCCTTTAGGTCCTCCATTAACAATAAGGTTTCCTCTCCCTATCAGTTGAGCCATATAGTTTCGAGTATGAGTAGATAATGCGTCCACAGGGGAGTGGAAGGTAATTCTCCCTCCATTATTACTTGGAATATCCATTATCGAATCGTATATGACAAAATACTCCTCATCACCAAGTTCTATATTCTCATTTCCCCAACGTATATATACCTTACTAGCAATTGAAGAAAGCTCTGTTTGAGTAAACGGGCCCTTACCGAATGATTCCATGTAGAATAATTCGGGAGGTATTACCATCATGGATTTAGGGAGATCAGACTTTAAAGCTCTTAGTGTATAGACAGGGCAAAATCCGAAACACTTCAAAGATATCTCAATCTGCTTTATAAAAGAACGCCCACTCTGTATCACATTCGGACGATTCAAAAGAGTCACAATGTCTTTAAAACTCCTCTTCTCGTTTCCGTTAATATCCGTCACATAATACCGCCCATTCTGCATCATTCTTCCGCAATGATCTAGAACCATTGCAAACGGCCAACATTCATGTAAGGCTCTTGATTTCCCTTCAACGGTCGACATGTCAAAATCTATATTCCCTCTATTGTCAGAAAACAGATTTTCCACCCATTTAGGAACATAAATAAAATTACCACCATCATCTTTACCATGATAAGTAGCATCACTATACATATCCTTATTCGACTTCTTTAAAGAAGGTATCTTAAACCATTGTTTCATTGTTCAACAATAAAGGCAACCGCCGTTATAATACAGCAATTGCCTCCACAGTGATCACGTTCTAAAAGTGGGTATGGTGTAACTTCACACCATGAAGGCTATTGCCTGCTACAAAGGAACAAATTAATTTATTTATTAACAAACAATTTAAATATTATTTTTGTTTAATCTAAATTAAAATAACAGATTATACAACATATATTTTATTAACCTTTTTTCCATGTGGATACAACCTGTTTGATATCTTTGCTATTGTCTTCTTGGGAAAATGGGATAGAGAGTAGGGCGTGGATTGAACGGCTGCTGTGCTTTTTGCTAGCGGTCGTTCTTTTTTTGTATTCTTATTTGCGAAAGAGAGAAGCAATATTTATCTTTGTGGAAGCGTGTGAAGATGCACGCCACATTGATTATGACGAAAAGACATACTACATATTTGATAAAGCCAAGAGCTTGTTGCGGATTAGTTTCCGTGGCAGGCTCTTTTTTTGTCATACAAAATAAAGGTTAGTTTGAAAATCGGGTAATCCAAAACGTGTAATTGACGGTAATTAAAAGTTAACATAAAATTAGGTAATATGACAGATTTAGTTTTTAAAGGTCAGAATGATCAAGTTTTAACCAATAGCCTAAAGGATTTTATTGAAACAATGTATCCTGATTTAGGAGATTGTATAAAGTTGTATGAAGATTGTTACACAAAATGTATAATTTGTGCTGACGGTAGCGTATTAACGCAACTTGAATTAGCTGATTCATTAATAGAATATGCGCTCCTTGGTAATTTTGACAAAGCTGTAGTTGTAAATAGTTACTTATTCGGAGATTGTAAGATGTTGCATTATGCGATACTTAAAACTATGGCAGAAGTATTAAGTAATCCTCCCAAAAATTGTAAAAATAGAAGTACATATCTTATGAAAGACAAGAATACAGGTCTTGTAAAAATAGGTTCTTCTTCAGATATATCCGTTCGTATTCAGACATTATCTTGTGGGAATCCATATCTATCTATATTGGCTGTTCTTGATAAAAACATAGAAAAAGAACTTCATCTCAAATTTGCAGATAAAAAAATAAAAGGTGAGTTTTATAATCTTACAAATGAGGATGTGTCACATATAATAAAAAAATATGGATTTACAAGCTATGTAAAATCTATTATATAAAACTTACTTTCAATGAGAGATGTAATCTACAATTTTATCAACGAGCACATGATGATACATATTGTGCTTATAGCCTTGTGTATTGCGGCTACAATGGGGGCGATGTTAGTGGACCTTATTACGGGAGTTATGAAAGCCAAACAACGGGGAGAGGCAAGAACATCCACGGGGTATAAGAAAACAGCCGTCAAAGCGAAGAAGTATTTCACCCCGTTCATAGAATTGTGCTTCATTGACCTGTTATGCTGCGTAGTTATCCCCTTCCCTATTTTTTCAATGATTTGGACGGGGTACTGCATTTTCTGTGAGTTTAAATCAGTTCGTGAAAAATCATGGAAAAAAGCGGAGTTGCGCAAGGCAGAAAACACAATGAGTGTGATTATCGAGAACAAGGATGATATTGCCAAGATCATGGCTCAGATATTGTTTGATAATGAAAACAAGAAGGAGGAAAAGAAATGAAGTATTTTACAATTGCGGAACTCTGCAAGTCAACGACTGCTGACCGCTTGGGTATCAACAACAGATGCAGACAGGAGCATGTGACTGCTCTGACTGCCTTGGTGGATAACGTACTGGACCCGTTACGCACATGGTGGGGAAAGCCTATAACAGTAAACAGTGGTTATCGCTGCCCGAAACTTAATGCAGCTGTCAAGGGAAGTAAGACCTCGCAGCACATGAAAGGGGAAGCTGCTGATATTGATACTGGAGACCGTCAGCAAAACAAGTTGTTGTTTGAATATATCCGCAAGAACCTGCCCTATGATCAATTGATTAACGAAAGCAATTTTGCATGGGTGCACGTCAGTTATCGAGCTGACGGTGCCAATAGAAAACAAGTGTTAAGTTTATGAAACAAAGGATCTATATATGGATTGCGATAACGATAGCATTGCTATTGGTACTTATTTAAATACAATAATATGAAATGGCTTCCTTATATATTAATAATTGTACTCGCTTTCGGTTTAGGATGGTTTGTAAAGCCATCCCCCGAAGCAGTTATAGAGGCAAGAACGGATACGGTGTTCAGTACAAGTATCATTGTAAAGAGAGATACTGTAAAATATTATCTTCCTTCTCCAATACTGTGTTGGCATGATGGTGATACAATCCATGTAGGAGACACTGTTCTTCCTGTTGAGCAGAAGATATACAGAGATAGTGATTACATCGCTTATGTGAGTGGTTACAGACCTAACCTAGATAGTATCTATGTTTGCTCTAAAACACAGACAGTAACAAACGATATCCATCACACGGTGAAGATAAAACCCAGAAGATGGGGACTGGGAATAACAGCCGGTTATGGATTTGGTAAGGATGGCTTTTCTCCTGCGGTTATCGCAGGAATAAGTTATAGAATATGGTAATCAACAGAAAGGAGGTAAAAAGATGAGATAGCAACATCAAGTATTATTCGCCACAGGTAGAAGTGTGGCATATAATAGAAAAACTCATTTGATAAAAGTAATTCTTTCAGGGGGCAGAATTAAAATAACCCCCGACACTTGAAGTTTAACGCCAATCAAACTTTAAAGCATACAAAAGCATACATAGGTAAGTGTTAGGGGTAGTAATATCCTTACTTATTTCCTACGTATGCTTTTGTCATGATTGTATTTGATTGGCAAGGCAAAAATACAACAAAAATTTAAACCACAATGTGTAAGTCTGAAATTTTTGCCAAAATAATAGCTCTTGTTTCTAAAGGAACAGAAATACCTACCGAATTAATAGTAAGTGACAACCGTGTCACAGAGATTGTTAACGCTAGATATATCCTTGTATATATTCTATACGAAAAAGGATTTTATCCATCTCAGATTTCTTCTCTCATTCATAAAACTAAGCGTTCAGTGAACTATATGATATCAAATTTTCATATACGTCTAAAAAGTGAAAAAATGATGAGAATATATTGGGATAATATAAAGAATTTGTTGGGAAACAACTGATTCCTCATGAGATATGATATATATACTTTTGTGAACGGTCGATTTTGACCGGGATACAAAATACAAATACTTATGGAACGAACTTATGTTTTTAACCAAGACGGTGGAACCGGAGCAAACAATGGTCTGCTTGCGTCCATTCTTCCGTCCTTGCAGAGCCGTGGAATTGACACAGGCTATCTGATGGGGCTGATGGGAGGAAATGGAAACGGCGGCTTTTTCGGAAACAATGGAGGTTTTCAGGACATCATTGCATTGATTGTGATTGCAGCCATCTTCGGTAACGGAAACTTTGGATTCGGTGGCAACAACAATAAGGGTGCCGATGAAGGAAGAGAAATGATCATGCAGACACTTAACCGGAACGGTGTGGACATTGCATCATTAGCCCAAGCTGTTAACACCTCTTCAGACCAAATCCTTGCCGGTATTAACTCTGTATCACAGGCAATCTGCGGTCTCGGTAACCAAATGGGTCAGAACACCAACAGTATCCTGACTGCGATTATGCAAGGTAACAACGCTCTGACATCTCAGATCTGTAGCTGTTGCTGCGATATGAAACAGCTTGTAACCACACAAGGATACGAGAGTCAGCTTGCAATGTGCAACCAAACTAACGCATTAATCAACACTGCTAACCAAAACACATTGTCATTGCGTGACGGTGCTACTGCCAACACGAATGCTATCCTTGCCAAACTTGATGCAATTCAAAATCAGGCATTGCAGGACAAGATCGCATCTCTTACTGCGGAAAAGGCTACTTTAACAGCCGAAATATCCCAGCGTAATCAGAACGCCACTATCCTGAGTGCAGTAGGACAACAGATTGCTCCTTTGGCAGCCGGATTGCAGGCATTACAAAGCGATGTTGATGGAATCAAATGCAAGCTCCCCAATACTGTGAGTGTTCAATACCCCAATTTAACCGCTATTAATACAGATTGTTTCCGTGCAGCCGCCTACGGTGCATATATGGGTGACGCTGTATACGGACGTAGTGGATGTGGTTGCAACAACTACTGGGGTTAATCCGGTAAGAAAGGAGGTAGATATGTGGCCTAACTTTTTTACAGGATTCCCATTCCCATCAATCGGAAGAGCAAACTTCAATACTCTTCCTACGGTGGCTGTGACAGTCGGTACGGAGAATGTTACTCTTGAACTCCCTAACCATGCGTTCCGTAACAGGGATTATGTTGGGGGATTCTATATCAGTCTCCGACAAGCTATACCTGCCGGTACGACTGCTACACTTCCGATATTGATAGGAACTAATGGGGACACAAGACCGTTGATGGCTTATAACAATGAGCCTGTGACTGTTGCAAACTTGGCTGGAACCGGCATCTATGAGATTCATTATAACAAGTACACCAACGAATTGTATCTTGTTAATGGAGGGTACAGACCGACAACGGCTCCGGCTCCTACAGTAGAAACCGCTTCTTTACGGAGCAAGTAATAATTAACATGGAGTTTTGTGGTGGTTCCCAAAATGGGAATAACCACACTCCTTAAAATTAAACAATCATGTTTCAGAACTTACGAGTAAACAGTACATTATATCTTCTTCATAGAGGTGCAAATCCAAGTTTGGAATGTGGGCAGGTCGTTAATGTAAGCCCCATAAAAACCATATATAAGACTGTTCCCAACATGCCTTATCCACAGCCGGTACAGGTTATTGATTTTGTCGTGAATATAAACGGACAGAATGTCAATTTGCAAGAGATACCGGCTAATGCCAATATTGCCGATGATATTAAGACAGGGATGCTGATTACAGGGTCAAGAGACGAAATGAATACAGAGGTCCTTACCATGAAGCAGAAAAGTGAGGATGTCCTAAAAAGTGTGGAATATCATCAGAACTTTCTTAGGGTATGTGACCAGATGCTTGCCATGCTGAACCCTGAATTTGCAGCCAAGCAACAGCAGGAGCAGGAAATATCCGCATTGAAAGGGCAAATGTCCAATATGGATAAGAACATGCAGGAAATGAGCAAAAATATGGCTGACCTCATTGCACAGAATCAGAAGTTAATGGAACAGCTCGGAGTGGTTGAAGCATCTAAAAACAAGAAATGATTATGGGAATGTGGGAAATATTAGAAGAAGGGCGTGACGATTACGGACGCGGCTTCGGTATGAGAGGTGACGAAGTGGAGGAAGCCTACAAGGAAGGCTGCCGCAAAGGTTACGAAAAAGCCATGAGAGAGATGCGCGGAGAGATGGGTTTCCGTGATGGTGGGAGAAGTTATTCAGGTGGTGGAAGCTCATCCGGCATGGATGAACGCAGATACCCCGGATACTTTCCTGAATATCCGCGTATGGATGACATGGGCGAACGCAGACGCAGACGCGCTAACGGTGAGTTTTATTAATGGTGGAGGGGTGGAATGCCCCTCTTTTTAAATAAAGGTTATGGAACAGAGATTGGATACATACAGCAGATTTCCATCGGGCATGAGGGAATATCTGGAAGCATACGGCTTTCATTTCAGCAAGAAACTTTATGAATGGGCCGTTTCAAAAATGAAGGTGAAAGACGAAGCCACGGGCAAAGAGAAAAAGCTGGAGCCGTGGAGCAAAGATGAAGTGGACGATATGCTGAAAGCGAACGGAATTACTATCGAGCACGACAAGGGTTATGACGTTGCTTATGTCGCAAACATGCTGAAAGCGGATTTCTATAAAAAATCATTGGTTGACGAGGCACACTTGTGCAAGCATATAAAATGCTACCTTGATGATATTGATGGCGATCCTTGCAGGGCGTTTGACGAGTTCTTTGCCACCTGTATAGGTAAAGGGATTCCTGTAATCTGGTCGGATGTGATATGATTGTTCAGGAGTTCTACATACCGAAATATGGAGACTGGCACGTCAAAGTGTATTATGCGGTACACACCTATTGGGCGGATCGGATTATTATGGACCTGTACCGTATAGGATGCAGGGGGGATTCCCTCAAGCGTGCGTATCGCAATCTGACCGAAGGCAGAATGAATACCGGTCTAACCTATTCGGACTACAGGAAAAGAGAGACAGTAATGGTTATCTCACTAACCTCTACCCCCGAAGAGTTTCAAAATTCGTGGGACCACGAAAAAGGTCATTTGTGCCGGCATATCTCCAAGGCTTTCGGGATTGATCCTTATGGAGAGGAAGCGCAATATCTCAGTGGATATGTCGGTCAAAAGATGTTCCCTGTAGCCAAAAAGTTCTTATGTGAACATTGCAGAAAGGGAATGGAAAAATAATAATCGAACAGAAGCGTTCTTTGACTTGTTGGAATTACCGTTTTTACAAAATAGTCGTGAAATTATATACATAAATCCAATAAAATTATATATCTTAATTATATGATATTATTGGAATAACAAATACTTTATTCTATCTTTGAGCCGAATTTTAAATTATAGATGGAAATGGAACAAGAAAACAACAATGCGATTCTTTCTTTTGAAGACTTTAAAAACCAAAACGGCATCGTTTATTGGTGGGCCTCAGAAGTAATGGTTATGCTTGGATATAATGATATGAAAGCATTTTGTAAAGTTCTTGACCGCGCGACAAAGGCTTTTGTTTCGCTCAACATTCCTCATTATGAAAATATAATAGCTGTGAAACGCAATAATAATGGTGTTGAGTTCCAAGACTTCAAACTTACACGTTTTGCGTGTTATCTTGCTGCTATGAATGGCGATCCAAAGAAGCCAGAAGTAGCATTGGCGCAAGCTTATTTCGCACAGCAAACACGAAAATTTGAATTATACATTGAAAACAATCAGGAAATAGACCGCGTGCTAATACGTGAAGAACTTGCAGATGGAAACAAATCTCTCGCTTCAACAGCAAAAGCCGCAAATGTTACTGATTATGCAAAGTTTCAAAATGCAGGTTATCTGGGTATGTATAATATGGAATCGTGGAAGCTTGAAAAGAAACGTGGCGTTAAAAAAGGAAAGCTATTTGACAGAATGAGCCGTACCGAACTTGCTGCCAATCTATTCCGTGTTACCCAAACCGAAGAGCTTATAAAGAGTAAACAAATATCTGGACAAGCTAATTTAGAACAAACACACTATACTGTTGGAAGACAAGTCCGAAATATAGTAGAACAAAATACTGGGCGCAAACCTGAACAGTTGCCACAAGAAAAAGAATTGCCTATAATTAAAAAAGCTCTTAAAATGACAGCAAAGGAAATGAAAAAGATTGATAAATAATTTTTTCGAATTGTAGTTTTGTTCTGCAATCTAAAGGTGCAAAAAAAGATACCCCCCCATACATCTACACTAGTGAGCTACGGTCAACGTAGCCTTTCAATGTATCAAGGGCTATCTTCATGGCGCAAAGATAAAATTAAATATTCAAAAACGCAAAATAAAGTAACTATTTAGCATTAAGCGGTAATCCCCAACGGGTTTTACCGCTTTTTTTATGTTAACAGAATATGGAAGAAGATAAGTTGAACATATTGCTTGAACAGGCTGATGATGTGCCTCACTGGTATTTTTGTCGTTTACTTGCTGTGATGCGATGGAACGTATAGAGAGGTTCATTTATAGACTGATACCTCTTGTCGTGTTGGCAAGGGTGATATCGTTGTGCCTATGAACTAAAAGCGATAACTCATAAGCACAACGGATGGATTTATATAATACTGTTTAATTTTTCCGCATGTTTTTCTACTGAACTATTTAGAATTTTTGCATAAACTTGTGTGACTGAAACCTTTGTGTGCCCTAGCATCTTAGACAACGTTTCGATAGGTACGTCATTTGCTAAAACAACAGTGGTAGCGAATGTATGCCGGGCTATGTGACTGGTTAAGGGCTTTTTTAAGCCGATAAGTTCAGCTATGATTTTAAGGCTTCTGTTAAATGACTGTACAGTAGGGACTGTAAATTTATAATCGTATTTTTTTAATATTTCCATTGCTGGAGTAAGTATAGGTGTGTAAAATTTGGTTCCGGTCTTGATACGTTCTCCGTCTATATATGCAACTCCGTTATGTTCTACAGTACATCTGTCATAATCAAACATGTATAAGTCAACCCATGATAAGCCGGTATAGCATTGAAATATAAACTGGTCACGTACTTTTTGTAATTGTCGATCATTCAACTCTATATTGCGGATAGATTGCAGTTCGTCCATTGTGAGAGGCTGTCTTGTTTTATATCTACCATGTTTATCTTTGAATACCCTGTAAGGTGTGTCCTCGATAAGTCCAAGCCGAAGCGCTTCATTAATATAAGGTTTTATTCTCTTATGGTATCCATGTATTGTTGTCTGTCCTCTTGTTGGATCTTCTCTTCTTATAAACCTGTCAAATAAAGCTATATTTTCAGGAGTGATATCGTCAAATGTTTTAATTACTCCGGAGCGTTTTAGAGCTTCCAGTGCTATAAGGTGCGCTCGTTTGGTTGACCATTTAAGATCCCTTCTTTGTAACTCGTCATAAGCGAAATCTAAAAATGACGATTTAGACTTTACGTGTTTTTCGTTATAAAAAATATTAAAGTTTTTTAGATTGATGTCTTTTCCTTCTTTTCTTATATTTTTGATAATATCATCAAACTTTTTTACATATTGGGTTATTGCTTTATTTAATTGTTTGAATTTAGCGTGACGTACCACAAATTCTCCATCCCATTGGTTTGAATACAGTTCAATGTCTGTTGAGATCCATTTCCTTTCTGTACGTGAGAATTTAATTTCAATTTCAACCTTAGCTGATTTCTCCGGTGTTGCTTTCTTTTTTCTGTCGAATACCGGCTTGATTTTCCATGTTTCCATACTGTTTCTTTTTAGTTTATAATTTGTTAATTATGGTAAATGTGATACCAAGTGTGATACCAGCTGTGATACCAGGAACAAATTGGTATCACAAATAGTTCAACAGTGTAATGATAAGTAATGCACAGTAACGGAAGTAATCATCAGTAAGATTACTTAAACACGTTGAAGATCAGTCGATTAGGTTTGTAATATATTGATTTATAGCCTATTGGCGTAAAATAAAAAAAGGGAGCATTTTGACCCCCCTTGAGCCGAAACCGGGACTCGAACCCGGGACCTATTCATTACGAATGAATTGCTCTACCAACTGAGCCATTTCGGCAACTGTTTTTTCTGCAATATCGGGTGCTTTTCTGAAAAAGCGTTGCAAATATATATCTTTCTTTCGAAATAAAGAAACTAAAAGCGGATAATTTTTCAGTTATCCGATTTTGTTATGTCAATTGATGCCGGATTTATTGGTAGGCTTCTTCATGTATCCCTTTCATGGCCCATCCGCTTGGTTCGTTTATGTTCTTGAAAGCGGTATCCCACGTAAGAGCTTCAACGGTAGAATTGTTTTCTTTTATGTAAAGATTATAACATCAAGGCGTAAAAACTATTTTACACTAATTGCTCTCCTCATCAAACACCCGTGATATACTGAAATTTACCCACTCCATACCCAAACAATTCAATATCCGTCAAAGTTTGATGGTCTTTACCTTACCCGGAATGATGGTCAGATGCACCGTTCCATCCTTTTCTATCTCCACCTTCTGATATCTGGCCTCCACCACCACTTTTCCATCCAGCGCCATCACCCCCCACTGGCAGGCATTCCCTTCAAAAGCACAATAACCGCCTACAGGAATACAGATATTCCGGTAACAAGGAGGCACTACGATACGATCTCCCCATTTCAGCCCCCACTTCATCCCCATCCGGAAAGGAAGGACATCTTTTATTTCCTCCAGCCTCTTCCGCCTTTTCTCTTCCTCATTCTGTTGCCGTTCCCGCTGTACGCTCTCCGCACGCCGCCCGGCTTCCTTCCTCAGACCTTCCACCACGGAGGCAAAATCCGCCTCGCCCGCCTTAGGAGCATTACAAGCTATATACCGCTTCCCCTTTCCTTTCTCCACATGATAATAGTTTCCTTCCCCGTCCATCACCACAATGCTCCGATCCGCCAAACAACCACAACACCAGTACACCTCTTCATCATCCCCTTCCAGCACGCAGGCGAAGACATCAAATATAGTAGACCACACAGGATCAACTAGCCGGCAAGACTTCGGAACACGGTAATCCGGTATCTTCAAGTAGAAACCATAAAAACAAAGACTGTCTTTGTGCAAACCATGCATAGAGGCATACGCCTTCCGCGTGCGGCTATGGAAAGTCTCCCCCACCCGCAGCAACTCTATGCCGCCGTATGAAAAAACCACCGGCCTCTCCTGATAAGTTCTGTTTGTCTTCAAATCGGTATAACAGTCACTCCCATCCTCTTTGGTGACAGAAAGAAGTTCTCCCTTCAGGAATCTCAATCTCCGGCAGCGGTCTGTTACCATCAGGGGAGTTCCGGAATCATCCACCACTCCTGTCCGGCCGTCCTCAAAACGGACGGCAGCCCGGTTTGCACAAATATCAAATACTTCCCGGTATTGAGGAATCACTGTGATTTTGTTCCCGCACCTCAAGCCCCACAAACCACTCTGCCGGTCATGACAGGCTTTCAAAGCAGTCCGTTGCTCCCCACCGACCGGACCACCTCCTCCCAAACAAATCAAATCCCCTTTCCGAATAGCATCCAGCAGACAGTTGTGTGTCATCACAATTTCCAGTCCTTCATTCCGTTTGCTATCTTCCGATAGCGAACAAGACACAGACAGCCCGTTGTTCTCCATCCGTGTCCGGGGCTGAGCATTTCCCGCCATCCGTCCTTCGAACATCGCCTCCCAGTCACGGTCACGGACAGGCAGACCGAATATCCGGTGCAATCCCACATTATCTATCAGCACACATGATTCCTTATTATCCGACTTCCGCAGCCCCCGGCCCACCTGTTGCAGGTATTTCGCCAACGAAAGCGTGGGACGTGCCAGCTGCACGAACTCCACATCGGGACAGTCAAAACCTTCGGAAAAAATATCCACATTGACCAACACGCTGATCTTTCCCCGCCTGAAATCCTCTACCAGTTCCTTGCGTTCCAGAGCGGGGGTCCTGCTGTCGATAGCAACAGACTCCACGCCATGCAGGCTGTAATAAGCCGCAATCTGTCGGGCGTGTGCGATGCTCACGGCATAGACTATCCCTTTCTTCCCGGCGGCATATCGACGGACGCTCTCATACAATTGGCGGATACCGGTCTCCCGGTTCAGCACCGCATTCATTTCCTTCACCTGGTAATCCCCGTCCGCACCCCGCTTCTTCAACGAGTCAACCAGCCGCTGTTCCCTGCTGTTCGCACGGATGGACACATAGTCAAAGGACGACAACCAGCCCCTCCCGATAAATTCCGCAATACTCCATGAGGTAATCAGGGTATCAAACAAATCCGTGAATCCTTTGCGGTTCAGCCGACAGGGGGTAGCGGTCATACCCAATTTCCTCGCCTCCGGATAACTCTTCCAAAGCTCCCGATAAGTTTCTGCCAGGGCATGATGTGCCTCGTCAATAACAATCAAATCCGGCTGTCCGTTCACAATCTTCCGGTTTCGTGACAACCACTGGATGGACATCACCCTCACACTTCCGTCCTCCCTCCCCATTCCATAACGGGAAACCGTCTCCTCTATCTGCTCCACCAGTTCCCGACGATGCGCCACAATCCATACCCGGCTACCGGAACCACACAAGAACTCCCTCACTATGGCAGCCAGCAGGTGTGTCTTTCCCGTGCCTGTAGGCATCTGTACCATCACACTCCGGTGAAGCTCCCACTCTTCAAAGAGCCTGAGCTTCATCTCCTGCTGGTAGTCACGAAGACAATCGTTCTTGCAATACATTATACGGATGCCAGTCGCTACCGACAACAAAAACAAGGAAGGCCGCAT